ATTCTGTCTCAATTTCTTTGGGAGTGTGGGGTTCAAACCACACTGAACGCTCAAGCATGGCATTGTGTTCAACAGTGTTGGGGAATGCCTCGTCCATTGTGCGTGGATATGTGCGTGTGGTTTCGTTCATGGCTTGTTCCATTCTTCGATTTCTCGCTTCATGTTGACTTCGCAATATTGTTCCACCTCTTGCTGTTCGGATGGGGTGAGGTATTCCCAAATGTCTTTCTTGTCGCGGATGACGCTGATTTCAAATTGGTCTTGTTCACCAACTGATTTGTCACCCTTTATGAAGACGAAGTTCACAAGAACGTCAGGGAAGGTTTCTGTTGACCATTCATCAAGGTAGTGAATGAAGCTGCTTTGAAAGTTTTTCATTTCTTGCTTGCCTTTTTTGCAGGCCATCCTGCTTTGGTGAAGTCAGCAACAATATTTGCCACTACTGGCAATGAGCGCAATGCCTTCCCCTCATCTTCTGGCAAATATTTCTCAAACTCTGGCAGTGCTTCTGCAATTTGTTTTCTTGTTGTGCAGGAGTAAGCAATGCCATGAAGTTTGTCTTTTAGGTCTTTGCGTACTTTATCGTCCGCATCCATTTCAGTCCGCAACTCTTGAATTTTTTGTTTAACCTCTGAGCTGATTGAGATGGTTCTGTTGCTGTATTCAGAAATAGCAGGATAAGCAAACGAGACATTGCAAACAGAATCGTGTCGAACCCTCAAAAACGCTCTAGATTCTTTGTTTTCCTTCCAGATTTTTTGGATGTCTTTTGGCAACTTGGAGAAAACATCATCTTGTGCAAGTTTTCTGATTTCTTCTATGTGGCTACGTCCCAATGGAACATCGTCCATTGCAGCTCGAATGAATGCGTCACGAATGGTGTTTGTCAATCTCATGTCTTGTCCTTTAAGTGTTGAAGTTCCGATATGGAACAGGACGTAGTATACACAACTAAACAGTCGAGTAAAGTAATCCCGACTAAGTTGAAGGGTCTATACCAGTATAGAGAAATCAACTATAATCCGACACATGAAAAAACAAGACGCAATCAAGTTGGCTGGCAGTGCCATCAAACTCGCCAAGGTTCTAGGCATCACCAAGGGTGCTGTGTCTCATTGGGGTGAGGACATCCCAAAGGGGCGAGAGTATGAATTACGATACATCAAGCCCGAATGGTTCGTGGTTGAAAAACAAAAGGAAGCAGCATGAGTTACGCAGAAGTCGAAATGAAAGTCATCCAATGGTCTGAGGCGCGGAAGATTATTCCGAACAGCACAGCATTGGCGCAGGCCAAAAAAGCAGTTGAGGAAGTCGGTGAGCTTTATGACGCATTGGCAGAAGACGACCTTGCAAAAGTGATTGATGGTGTCGGTGATACGCTTGTGTGCCTCATCAACGTATGCGCTTTGAAAGACCTCAGTGTTGTTGAGTGCTTGAAGGTGGCTTATGAGGAAATCAAAGACCGCAAAGGCACAATGAACGCAGAAGGCATCTTCGTCAAAGAAGTGTGATATAGTTTTTGAAACAGCGGCTAGGTCTTGGGTAGCTCCCTTGACTGAAAAGAGTTACCCCCTTCTCCTGCCGATTGTTTCTTTTCTAAGGGGCGTACAAAGGCGGGTATGCACTACTACCAATTCAACATTGGCGATTACGCCAGTCACACACGGCATCTGTCTTTGCTTGAAGACATTGCCTACCGCAGACTCCTCGATATTTACTACCTCCATGAACAGGCGTTGGACAGCCGTGTAGCGTCCGTTGCTCGTCTGATTGGCATGAGAGAGCATGAATCTGAGGTTGAGGCGGTCTTGTCTGAGTTCTTTGAATTGACCGAAGGCGGCTGGATAAGCTCACGGGCAGACAAGGAAATAGCTCACTTTCACTCAAAAATAGAACAAGCGTCACGCGCTGGTAAAGCGTCTGCTGAACGCAGGAGTAACGGACGTTCAACGGACGTTCAACCAACCAATAACCAAGAACCAATAAACAATAAACAAAAGAAAGAGGCTTCGCCTAAGGTCGCTGCCGCTCCCGTTGTTTTGCCAGATTGGATGCCTTTGGAAACTTGGCAGGCGTATTTGGCGATGCGGAAGAAAATCAAGAAGCCAGCGACTGACTATGCGATGAAGCTCTTGGTTGACAAACTGGAGAAGTTCAAGGCGAATGGGCAGGATGTCAAAAAGGTCTTGGAGAAGTCCATCACGGCTGGATGGCAGGATGTTTTTGAAATCCATGACAAGCAGCCATTTGCGAACAAATACGATGTAGCGCATAGCACTACACCGCCACCACCAAATCAAGATGCCGCCCTCAAGAAGATTGCGGAAGACCGAAAGAAGGCTGTGCCAATGCCTGCTGAAATCAAAGCCAAACTTGCCGCCTTGACGTTGGGCGCAGAAAGAGGGAGATAAGGACATGACTTATGGCAACACGAAAACCGAAGGAAGCCCCAAGACTGTTTGGGCCACCACTGGAGCGCCCAAGCACCTACAAAGGCGGAATAACTCCACAAGAGTTGGAGCACATGAGGGATTGCGAAGCGCGAGAGTGGATAAAAAGATACCGAGAGAAGGTATCGACGAGTGGTGCTATCGAAGCATCGAATTGGTGGCAGCACCATTTAGAACAAATGCAGCGAATCAGAGGCGAATCCGCTACTTTGGATTTGAGGCGGCGTATGACTGAACAACAGAAGAAAGCAAAGAAATGAAGACGTTGAATTTTTTGGCTGCACTTTTCTGCGCTTGCATGGCTGGATATGGTGTAGAGAAGCAAAGTTACGGATTGACCGTTTACTGCGTCACTATGGTTTTTGTTTTGTGCATTGATTCGGTTGTGGATGTGATTAGGAAAAAAAATGAGAATTGAACTTGACTTCCCCCCTGCCGAACTATTCCCAAATCGAGCCAAGGGAACGCATTGGGCCAAGCTGTACCAAGTCCGTAGTGACTACCGCGACAACTCAACCTTCCTTGCTAAACATCAAATCAAAGATTGGAAGCATGACGGCAAAGACATTCGCCTCAAGCTGACATTCATCATGCCCGACAAACGGATGCGTGATGCTGATAACTGCCTAGCGGCAGCTAAAGGTGCGTTGGATGGACTGTCAGATGCCTTGATGGTGAATGACAAGTTCTTCCAGCCCATCGAAATCCATCGTCAATTTGGCGATAAATCAACCCGTAAGCTAGTCGTTGAAATAGGAGAATGACATGACAATTCAGAAGACCCTCAAAGCCCGTCAAAAGACTCACGGCAGTTTTGCAACCCATGCTGTAATCAGCCAACAGCTCAAAGCCGTGATGCGTGAGCATGGCCTGCTTGAGTTGGCTCCAGACCAGATTGAAGCGTTGGAAATGATTACTCACAAGATTGCGCGTGTACTGAATGGCAATCCAGACCACCATGACCATTGGCATGACATCTCTGGCTACGCTGAGTGCGCGGCTGAACGCTTGGAGTAAACCATGTGCGATAAGACAAGACAGACATACTACGAAAACTTGAAGCTGATGGGGTTCCCAGACCTCATCGCAGCTTCAATTGCGGCTCAAGCAAACAATCCTAAAACCCGTCGAGAAATTCGCTCAATGGAGTCGGTTGTTTATTGCTTCAAGGATTGGACTAAAACAAGAGAAGGTGATGATTTTTGGTCTTCCTTTAAAGACTCGCTGCCATGAAGTACAAGCTCTACGAAGAAAAGCAAGCTCACGCCACCATGTTGGCGGTGTGGAACATCATCAAGGAATCAATCTATGGCGGCAAGAAAGTCATATTGGAGGTCACAGAAGAAAAACGCTCTGACCCTCAAAATAAAAAATTCCACGCCATCATTGGTCAGATTGCGAAGCAGGCGCAACACGCTGGAGCAACTTGGGATGTTGAAGATTGGAAACGGTTTCTACTCGACCAGTTTGCAACTGACCGTGGGATGGAGGGAGGCTCTGTAATTCAATCATTGGACGGCCATCGAGTTGTTCAGCTTGGAATACAGAGCCGCAAGTTCACCAAAGCACAAGGCGCTGATTTCATTGAATGGCTGCTGATGTGGTCTGCAACCAACGGAATTGACATCAAAGAACCAGATTGGCAATAACTATGGTATAGTTATCTCAACTCGGAATGAGTTAAACAAGAAAGGACAAGATATGCCGTATGTGAGTGTTTATGTTGATACCCATGACATTATTGAAGAACTTGAAGACGATGACATCATTGAAGTAATGAGCAATCGTGGTTTTAGCTGCTTCAAAGGTAGCATCTCTGGTGACAATGTGTTTGCATCTGTGGAGCATCTATTGGATTGCGGAATGGCTGATACAGCTAGAGCAGAAGCACTGACGATTGTTTCCAAAATCCTTGGGAGGACTCTATGAGCTGGCCTTTCCCAACACATCCACCAATACCGTGGACAGCAAAGCAAATCAAACAATACGAACAACAACAACGCGCACAACAACCTGAAAGCCCGATGTAATGACAACACAAACAGAAGCATTGAAGTTGGCGCTTGAGGCGTTGGAACCACTAATTGTAGAGAGAACGTGCGAGGCTATGGATGCTGGTGAAAAAGCCATTGCCGCCATCAAAGAAGCCTTGGCACAGCCAGAGCAAAGCACTACGTGCGTGGAGCCTGTGGCATGGGTTCCGTATTTGAGCGACCGCGCCGATGGCGTAAAAGGCCATTACGCAATTGCAAGATGGAACCCAAGGGGTTACCGCGAAGTGTGGAATCTTCGCCGCCACGAGTGGGGGGCTTACAGCGATGATGTTTTGAGTCTTGAAGAGGCTGATACTTTGCTTCGGCTCATCACGATCCCAACACGCAAAGTCACATCCCCGCAGCCACCACAGCGCAAGCCGCTGACGGATGAGCAGATTGGAAAATGCATTGATGAAGTCAATGCAACAAGTCAATACGGACACCATCACTTCGGATGGCATTTGCAGCTTGCCCGAGCCATTGAAGCCGCCCACGGCATCAAGGAGTAAGACATGAAATATGAATACTGCTGCAAATGTAGTGAGCCAACTGGCAAAGCAGGTGCGGGTGATGATTCTCTATATACAGACCACGACGGCCCGTTTTGTGAGGATTGTTTTTCAGACAAAGAGAGGCCACAGCGCACATGGGTTGGGCTGACGGATGATGAAATTGAAATGATTGTGGAGAACAGACGGGCGGCACATTGGGAATTTGTGCGGCAAGTCGAAGCCAAACTCAAGGAGAAGAACAATGCGTAAACGCTGCCGCCGCCGTGTGTGGTCAACAGACATTAACCCAATCGCTCATGCTATTGCTGGTGCTTGCATTACAGACACAAACTCATTGAACCAACTTCGCGTTGGTGAGGTTAAAGCCTTGGAAGCCATGAAGACTGGTGAAGCTGGTGTTCAAGAGTGGCAAGTGCTTGTGGACATGATGAACATTGCAGAGATGATGGGCAGGAACGGGATTGGCCCCGAAGTCCTTGACCATTGCGAAGCAGCCAATGAAGCACTCCACCGAGCCGCCAAACGATACGAAGCCACAAAGCGTATGGGATTGTCTGGTGAAGGTCTGAGAGCATTGGGTGACATCATGGAATACCATGACCTACAAAGAACCAGTGTCTCAAGGGCAAAGTACCAACAGATGATTGAGAAGACCCGTAACTACCTCAAGTCGCATGGCAAGTATGTGACGCACATTGAATAGGACAATATATGCAATTGACAAAATGGTTTCCGCACACAATAAAACCTATTCGTTCTGGTGTTTACGAATTTAAGTCAGCATGGCTAGATGGGTATTCGTATTGGGACAATGATAAAAAGCTATGGGCAAATGGAAGCACTTGCAAAGACATAGCTTATGAAAACAGGGCTTGGCTAAAAGGTTCTGTTCAGACAAAAAGATGGCGCGGGATTCAAAAGTGAAAAAAACAGGCTGGCCTCCCGGCTTATTGCAGGACGACTGCTCTAAACTGAGTCGCTGGTTTGCATCAAGACCAGACGCAAGGTATCAAATCAGAATGATGTTCCCAAAACACGAATACGTCCGTAGCCCCAAGCTGCTCAAGGCAGTGAGGACGCTATCTTGTCAATCCTGTGGCTCAGACTATGGGATTCAGGCTGCTCACACCAATTGGGGAGGAGGCAAGGGTAGGTCAATCAAGGCTGATGACAGTCACATTGCCGCCTTGTGCCAGACCTGTCACCACGCCATTGACCAAGGCCACCTATTGAGCCGTGAGCAAAGAATGAAGCTATGGGTTGTCGCCCATTACAGGACTGTGAGAAAATTGACGCAGACAGGGATGTGGCCTAGTGAAGTGCCAATCCCATTCGACCAACAGTATGAGGACATCTGGAATGAAGAAATATACAGCCAGCATTGAAGCGCAACACAAAGGGGCCGACCCTGTGATGCAATTTGTCATGTGCCTATTGCACAGCGTAACCAATGCTCACATCCTGCACTTCTCAACGACCAGCTACTCGGCCCACCAAGCACTCGGAAATTTCTACGCAGAAATAGGCGACCTTGTTGACGGATTTGTTGAGGCGTTTCAAGGTAAGTACGGTCTGTTGACCAACTACACCACGGACTATATGCAAGTGTCAGAGCCAATTGCTTACATGAACTACCTCAAGGCCGAGGTAGAGAAGCTGCGCCGTGACCCTGCATTCCCGCAGGACTCAGAGTTGCAGAACGAGGTGGACACCATTGCAAACCTTATCAACTCAACCCTCTACAAGCTGCGCTTCCTCAAGTAAGTTTGCAGACAGCCACAGGGATGGCTGAATCGTTGTGAATAGTCGAAACCTACCTAGTGTAGGTTTTGGCGTTTATGGTGGGTAGGTTGAGGGCTTTTTGTAAAGCAGTTGGCCCTGACAAAAATAAAAAAATAGCACTGATTGGCTGGACTGATTTCAAAAAAAAGTTCCAGCCAGAAATTACGACCTCATTTTTTTTTCCAAAAACCTAGGGTGGGGGGTTTGAAAATAACCGTTTTTTTCCTATTGACTTTCATAATGCGGAAATGCCTAGAAAAATTCTCTGAATCCGCGCTAAGTTGTTGATTCATAAGGCAGAAAAGCAAACCGCAAACCATGCCGAACCGCGCCGCGCCGCCGTGAATCCATGCCGCGCCGCCACTCGTTCGCATTGCCCAAGCCCTGCAAAACCGCGCCGCCTTGGGTGTTTTGGTGGCCTCATACGCGCCGCCAAACCCCAAAACCGCACCGCCTGCCACGCCTTAACCGCCTGCCAAACGTCCGAACCTCTGCCAAACGTGCAAGGGGTAGCAATTGCGCCACCGTTCAAAAGGCCACCAATTCACGAAACCCCGTGGCCTTTGCCTTTGCCCTCAATCCGTGGCACAGATTGACAGTGACACACCGCGCCACCCTCAAACCCTGCCAAGCCCTGCAAAGGCTGCAAACCTACCCGCGCCAACTTTGCGCCCTTTGTGTGTAAGTGCCAACTAACTTAGCAAACCCAAAAAATCCCCGCACTAATGGCGGGGAATGCTTGGGGCTGCTAATTAGGGCGCAAACGAATCAAGCAAAGGCCAAAAACATTCAGCAAAGGTTGACAGTGTGCGCCCTTCGCTAATGTGTTCAATTGTTAGGGTGTCACCGTCAACCGCCAACACCCGCCATAAACCCTGCACCCCGTTTGTAAGTGCGCCAACATTGCCAATTTTAATTTGTGCCATTTTTCACCCCTTGCAGATAGTCCGCCGATTCTTTCCAATAGTTGCAACCCAAAACCCCCAAAAGCCACGCCGCCGCCCTGAATGTCACCATGTGGCGCGGGGTGGCATAGTCGCAAACGTCCCACAAAAAAAGCCTAATTTGTCGCATTTTTTGCCCCTTATGCAAAATAAATAAAAGAATCGTCCCCCGCATAGGCGGTGACTTCGCGGAATTTGTGCGCGTGTTTGGTCAATTGTTCGCCCAAGCCCCCAAGCCCTCTATCCCAAAAGCCTACCCCGTGGCGGTTTCTAGTTAGCCAAAAATCATGCCCCAATTGTTCAGCGTTTCCGCCTTTGCGGATGTACTCATCCAACAAACCAAAATTGGCGCACATGGTCAAAAAATCGGCGCATTCTTGGGCGGCTTCATTTTTCGCGGTTTCGGCAAATTCTGCCCCGTGTTCGGGTTGACCGTCTTCGCCAAAATCGGTGAAACAAACCGCCTCAAAATATGCGGCGATAACTTCGTTTTCGTTAAATGTCATTTTTTGCCCCTTTTAGCGGTACTCATGCACCATATATGGTTTTTCGGTTAGTTCGCGCACAGATTCGCGCAAATTCTGAACCATTGCCCATTCGTCAGTAAGGCGGCGGCGGATGGTGGCGCAAATTGTTGGTGGCATTGCGCCTGCGCTGCGAATTTCGCGGATTAGTTCGCGCACAGTTTCCCGCGCCTCTGCCATTTCTTCGCGGCTTTGTTCGATTCGTTGCGCGGCCATATCATTTTCGGCGTCTTCGCGGCACTTTTCGGCGAAGTGTTCGGCCAAACTGTCTGCGGTTCGTGCCATTGCGCGGGTTTCATCCTCTAAAGCTGCGGTTTCGCGTCCGTTTTCGTCCCAAGCCTCACACGCTGCAATTTTTCGGGCGGTGGAAAAGTCTAGAAAATCAGAATCCCATTCTGAATGCGAATGGCCTGCAATGATGTACGCATTGCGCCCAAGGCGTAAGACTGACACCACGCCAAAAACCGTTTCGCCTGAATCGTAATAATCGGTAAACCATCCCTTATGCCCAATTCGCACCAATTCGTGCGCCACATAGGACAAACGGAAACCGGGGGCGCATTCGTGATGGTCAAGCCACATCCCGCCCGAACCATCCCACCCATAATGCCGCGTTTCGGTTTGCTTAGTACGCCACCCGCGCCACGTTGCATAATGCCCCGTTTCTGGGTGGGTGGGATTGTTTGCGCGGTACTTTGCAGCCTTTGCGCGGTAGGTTTCTAGTCGTTTTTGTGCGGTTTGCATGGTTTACCCCTTTTCGAAATATGCGTTATTTTTGAAGGCATACGCGCCAACGTCATTGCCGTTTGTGTCGCGTATCGTTTGGAAATAGTCATAAGGTACGCCGCCTTCTATTTGTTCGGCGGCTTTGCGTAAGATTCGCGCCAATTCGTGCGCGGCGGTTTCCGTGGTGGCTTCGCCCTCATCACAAAAGGCGGCATTGTCACAATTGACGGTTAAGACGAATTTCATTTTTACATTTCCTCTATTACTGATTGAATGGCGGCGCGGGTTTCTGGGTTGAAATGGCGGCGCAATTGGGCGGCAATTTCCAAACATTGTTTGTAAGTGTTTAAAGCCTTGATACTGTCAGACGAAAACCCGAAGTTATCGCACCAATCGTGAAAATTCTCATCCGCCGCAGACGCATCCATAAAAAGTGAATACATCACATCCGCAATTTTTGGTTTTTTGGGCTTGTCGTCGAAATGCTTTTTGGCTAATGCGTCCCACTTTTTGCCGTATGCGTTATAAGTTTTGGTGCGGTGGCCTAATCCCGTCCAATAACCCGTTGACCAAAACCCCGCCTTTGTTTCAATCGAAATGCGCCATTCGTCGCACTTATTCTTTTTGGATTCATCCCAAGGGCTTGGCACTTCGGCCACATAATCAACGCGAACGGGTAAAGTCTCAATATCGAAAATTGTTGTTTGTGTCATTGGGTGGCCTCTTACTTGGTGAGAATGTCAAAATATGCCAAGGCGCACAGAGTAAGTGCGCCGACAATGGCGGCGGCGGCGATAAAGTCCAAAATTGTTGTTTTCATTGTTTGCCCCTTAATCTGCCAACATTGCGAGAATCACGCCGCCAAACATGAGGCCAATTGCGCCAATTGCCGCGCCCTGAAACACCATGCCGATTGATATTGCCAACACTGACAAAAGGGCAAACAGTCCCAAGAAAGAACCGCCCGCGATAACCAATAAAATTTGGTCCATAAAAAACCCCTTTTTTACGTTTCTGCCCTGCGTTATTGCTTGGCATGGGACTAAGTATAAGGGAAAGTTTAGTTAAGTCAACCTAGGACAAACCCTAAGAGGTGAAAATAAATGCCAGTGTTACCTAAAAACAACATTTGCGAATCCCTGCGGTGTAAGTCCGAACGGGTGGCGGGTTCGGCGTATTGCGAAACCCACGGGGGCAAACCCAAGCAAACCGCACAGAGGCGGGAAAATAATGCGCCATATAAAACGGCGGCTTGGTTATCCATGAGGGCGGCGCAATTGTCAGTGCAGCCCCTTTGCCAGTGTTGCAAGTTAGAAGGGCGCATTGTGCAGGCGGCACACGTTGACCACGTTATTGCGTGGCGGGCGGTGGGTGAATTTGCCTTTAAACGTGCAAGGCTGCAAAGTCTCTGCCCTCATTGCCATTCGCACAAAACCTCATTAGAGGCCACGGGTATTTATAGGCACTACACCGAAGGCGGCGCGGTTGACTACACCGCCCAAGACTATGCGCGGATGATGCGTGAGGCGTGAAACCCTGCCAAACCATGCCGCAAACACTGCGAACAATGCCCAAACACCCTATTTTTTAGCGAATTAGTACCTATTACACGCGCCGCGCCGCCGATTTTATGCGCCGCACCATAACGCAAAGCCGCGCCGCATAAGGCTTTGCAGCCTATACCATGCCACGCGCCGCACTGTGCAAGGCTTCACGCATCCCGAAGCCTGCCAAGCCGCGCCAATACACGCGCCACACATACAAAACCGCGCCGCATAAGGCTTTGCAGAGGTTTTGACGCGCCAACCCGCGCCGCGCCGCGCTCCGATAAACTAAAACGTGCGCCAATGCCACGGGAG